ATAAGAGAACGGTATATAGAGTAGCGTCTATATATGAACATACATGTTGGACTTAGTTATGGAGCATACCCTCAGAAAGTATCAGAGTCTATAGGATGTTCATTAGAAGAAGCAGAAGAAATATTTAATGCTTATCATAATGAAATGTTCCCTAAAATATCAGAGTTTAAAGAAAAAATATTAAATTATGTAGAAGAACATAATTATACACATATAGGTTTAGGTTGTAGACTATATTCATCTAATACTAATAAACATAGTAGAACATTATTTAATAGTAATAGTCAATTTTGGAGTATATTAACTCTATTAACTATTAATAAAATACATACTCTAATAGATGAAGAAGGGTATACTGAAGATATTAAATGTATATCTACTATCTATGATAGTATATATTACTTAGTGAAGGAGGATAGTAAAATAATAAAATGGTTAAATGATAAATTAATACCTACTATGTGTAGAGATTATTTAGAAGATCAAATAGTGTCTAACACTAGTTCTTGTGAAATAGGTAAGGATTGGAGTAATTTAATAAAGATATCTAATAATGCTTCAATAGAAGAAATTAAAGAAAAATTAAAAGGATTAAAATGAGAAAAGAACCAAAAATTAATGTAAGACCAAGTAATGTAAGAAGTATTATGAGAGTAACTAATGGTAAAAAAAGAATGGTTACTTGTGAATGTGGAAGTAAAGAGTTTGATATAAATAGTAAAGAAGAGCTGTCTAACCCTAAATGCTATAAGTGTGGTAAAGAATTGGTATCTTTATGAAAACTAAACTAGATTACTATGATGGTGTAGATAAACTACCTGAAGATAGCTTTAGAATATCTCCTAGTAGCTTTTATACATTTATAACTAAACCTCATCAATGGTATAGAGAACAAGTACTAAAAGAAGAAGGTTTTAAAGGTAATACAGCTAGTGTCATAGGTACTTGCGTACATTATGTAGCTGAATGTATAGGTAAAGGTGTAGAGGTTGATAAACAAGAAATAGAAAACTATATAAACAATTTTAAAGACAATGTAGATGTGGATATAGAAATAGTTAAAAAAGAGTATCCACTTACAGCAGAAACCTTAGTTAATGGTTATGTATTAGCTAATATACCTACAATAGTAGAAGAATTTATACAGTATGATTTAGGTAGTAATATAATAGTAGCTGGAAGTGTAGATGCTTTAGATGGAGGTACTTGTATAGTTGACTATAAGACCTATAGTAGTAAAACTAAGCCTAAGAATATACCTATATATTATAAGTATCAATTACTTATATATGCTTATATATACACTAGACTAGGTAAAGATATAGACCGTATAAGATTAGTATATGTTAATAGACCTATTGATGGTAGATACATAAGTGAAAAAACAGGTAATCAATGTGGTAAGATACACCCACCTGAAGTAACAGTATTAACTGAAAGTATAACTAAAGAAGATTTAGATTTTATAGAAAGTGTACTTACTTTATGTAAAGATACTTATATAGAGTCTATACTACAACCTGAAATTACACATTTGTTGTATAAAGATATGAGATTAAAAAAGGAGATATAAATGAATGATAACTTAAAAAAACGAATAGAAGAGATAAAAAGAACTTTATCTAACTGGAAGCTTACTTTAAGAGATATAAATGAAGATATAGAAATTGCTAAAAACGCTAAGGTTCAGTTAGATCATATAGAAGCACTACAAAGGGTACAAGCTATAGCTATGGAAGAAATATCACATAGAGAAGAACTTATAATTTACCTAAGTACGGAAGATATACCTACAACTAAAAAAGATAATATAACTGATATATTAGAAGAAAGAGAACAACAACATGGTAGATTTTTAGATAATAGTATTACTTCTCAACACTTTAAATACATAGCTAGAGATAATCCTCAATGGGAGATGTTAGGAGTAGTAGAGAAAGAAGCTATAGATAATATACTTCAGAAAATCAGTAGATATATATCAGGTAATAACCACTTAGATACATTACTAGATATACAAGGGTATACTCAACTAATTATAGATAGTTTAGAGGAATAATATGCAGTATTTGGGTAATGATTATTTTAGATTTCATAGAACAAATGGTACTTCTTTAGAAATATTATTTGAAGATATTAAAAAATTAATCAATGAAATGGAGGGGTTAGAATTAAGTATAGAATTAGACAAAAAACATTTAAAACTTTTATTAGAAGATAAAGAGGCAACAGTTATAGTACAAGCTAAAGAACTAATAACTAATGCTCACATAATAACAATTATATCAAGGAAAGAAGATGAATAACTCAATAGAAGAGATTAAGAGATTTCAAATAGATAGAGGTCTAAATAAACAAGAGTATAGCTCTATCAATGAAGCTACAAACATTATAGAAGAGGTATTAGAGTCTCTAGGTTATGATGTACCTAAAAATAAGAGAAAAGCTCTTATAGCTCAACTGTTAAGTTTTATAGGTACATTAATAGAGACAAATACTATACATACAGTAACTAATACTACAGAAGATAAAGTAGACGCTTATGCAGATATTATTGTATTTGCTATAGGTGCTATTATGAAGTTAGGTTATGAACCTAATGAAGTACTAGGTGAAACAGCTAAAGAGATAAATAGTAGAGTTGGTTCTATGGTAGGTGGTAAATTTGAAAAAGATCTATCAGATGAAGCTAAGAGTAATTGGTATAAAGCTAATTATGATAAATGCAAAGTAAAGGATTAAAAATGGAAAATAATAACAATGAAGAGGTATTAGGTATACCTTTTGAAGAAGCTCTAATAGCATTAAAAGAAGGTAAAAAAATATTTCGTAATGGTTGGAAAAATAAAATAACATATCTTGTTATGAATGATGAAGTACCTTACTGGTTTACCTTAGATAGAGTACAAGATACTATGAATAGTGCTTATAGCCCTAAAATAATAGATATTATGGCAGAAGACTGGGCAATTATAGATTAACTTAAATAAAGGATATAAAAATGTCAGCAAAAATATTAGTAAATGGAGAGTCAGGTACAGGTAAAACTACTCTTCTAAATAGTTTAGATCCTAAAACAACTTTTGTTGTATCAAGAGATAGTAAGGAATTTACTTTACCTATACCTCATATGTTAGTAAAAGAGTACTACGATATGAATACTTTTCTATTTGGAGGTACTCTTAAAATAGATGGAGAAGAAGTAGAGACATTAGGTGTAGTAGATAAAATGGAAGCCTTTAATGATAAATTAGGTTACTATCCTGAAACAGTAGTATTTGATACTGTTTCACAGCTAACTATGGATGTTATTAACAAAGCTCTTAAAACTCCTAATGTATACGGAAGTCAAGGTGCAGAGATAAATAAAGAGTTAGGTATATTTGTAGATTTCTTACACGAATACCTAGAATTAAATGGTATAAATATTATACTACTTAATCATGTAATTAAAGATAAGTCAGATGAAGCTACTGAATATGTAGCTTTTGGGCAAGGACAATTTAAAAATAAAGGTGGATTTTATTCAATAGTAGATGAAAGTGTAACCTTAGCTCAAGAAGGTAATTACTTAGTAGTATATACAAAAGGTATGTTAAAACAAGCTAGAAGTAAATTAGATATTCCTGCTAAGATGTATATAGAAAGTAAAGGTGAACCTATTAAAACAAAAAAACTCAAAGAGGGTGAAAGTTACTATAACCTAAACACTCATCTACAAATGCTTATTGAAAATAATAGTAAAGTCACTACAGACTTTAGACTTTAAGGAATTATTATGGAAGTAAATTTACTACATTATACACCATTACACATAGCCAGTAAAGCTATAAGAACTTGTTGGGCTAGTGAATGAGAGTACAGACATACAGTCAATATCTATGACTTGTAATACTTGTGGTTCAGATAAAGTAACTATAAAGTTAATGATTGGAGAGAAAGATAAAGCTCTTATAGATAAAGTAGGTAACAAAAATAAACATAGTTCTACACTAGAACATCTATATTATAACTTTACTATAAAAGGTATCAGTAGAGCATTACTACAAGAACTAGCTCGACATAGAATAGCTAGTTTAAGTGTTAAGAGTACTAGATATACACTCAAAGAGCTTAAAGAAGAAGAACCGTTTATCTTGTTTTATCCTCGAGAATTAAAGTTTCATAGCACTCCTGAACAAGTAACCAGAGCTAAAAAGTATTTAGTTTTTACAGGAGTTGAAATGATTGATATGGCTTCAATAAGTGCTTTAGACTATATATGCAAAGCATTAAAAGAAGGTATCTCAAATGATATAGCAAAATACTGTCTTCCTGAGAGTTATAAAACAGAATTATCTTGGAGTATAAATGCTAGAAGTTTACAAAACTTTTTATTTCTTAGAACAGATAAAGCAGCTTTATGGGAGATAAGAGAACTAGCTAATGAAATACATAACAAGTTACCTGAAGAACACAAATATTTATTCACCTCCAATATAAAGAATTGATATGTTGACTGAAGATTGGTTGGTCATAGATTAATCATTTAAAGATATAATATTACCTATAGATGTACTATCTATAGGTATAACTTTTTCTATAACTATTTATATAATTAATCATACAGAGTACTCTAAGAGTATTGTGTATGGTTCAATTTTTAACATTTTTTAAGAACTTACCTAAACCTGACCACTCATACAGGATTAAGTTGCTAAGTGTATTTGCAATGTAACATTTAGATAGGGGGTATAAGCCAAAAAATGTAACTACTACTTTTTGCAGAGTGGTAGTTTCTTAATACTAGGTAGACCTAAAATATGATTATTTTATTACACCTAATATCTATAAAATCAACAAGAAATTAAAAACTAATATGAATATAAATGTATTTAAACTAATACTAATAACTTAAATAGAAAAAAATTCTATAAAAGGTTAATTAAAAAGAATTTAAACTACCTAAAAAGGAGAAAACTATATGAAGAATGTTTATTAAAAATAATTGGTATAGACTAGCTTTATGAAAATAACTAAAAAATTAAGGAAAAATAATGTTTAAAAGAAATAAAAATGCAGAAGAAGTAAAAGATTTTGAAGGTGGTAGTAATGACTATCTAACTAAGTCAGGTATCTATGAAGATGTAACTATAAAAACTCTTATTTATGATGAAGCTGAAAATGGTGGAGCAGTAGTAAATCTATTTGTAGACAATAATGGTGTAGAACAAGTCATTTATGGTGATATTAGAGTAAAAAACAAAAAAGGAGTTACTAATAAAATAGGACAATCACTACTAAATGAACTAATGGTTATACTAGATGTAGATTTAGGTGAACCTGTAGAAGCAGAACTACCTATAGGTAAAAATAATGCTATGAAAGATGTTACTGTATTTGAAGAGGTAGTAGATGAAGAAATTACTATAAAGATTACTAATAAGTATAATGTATGGGATGGAAGTATAAAAGAGAAATCTGCTATATCCAAATTTTACAGAAATAGCGATAAAGCTACTGCTGCTGAAATCGTACTTGCTGAAACAAAACCTGATGAAGTAGAATTTGGTACTAAGTATGAAAAAGATTTAGAGTATGCAGAAAATACTAAATATGAGGATAATCTTACAGAGGAAGAAGTAACTGCTTGGATTAAAGCTAAAAGACCTAAAGGTACTGCTGGTGCTAGTAGTAAGCCTACTAACTTTCAAAAACCAAAAAATAAATTTGGCAGAAAATGAAGTTAGTTAATGATAAAAACCTATATCAAGATGGTATAGGTTATATAGAACAATATGATTTTAGTACAGCTAATAGAAGCTACGAAGATAGAGTTAAAGCTGTATCTACAGTAGCTAGTATATGCTACGGTAAAGAATGGAAAGGTACAGATACCTTATTTAAAAGATTAGGTACTGAGTCTAAAGGGTTACCAAGTTCAAGTTATGAATTTGTACCTATTCTACTTAATATAGACCAAATAATACACATAACAAAAACATATGGTGAAGTTCACAATACGATTAAATATGGAGAATGGGTAGAAGATGAGGAATACTTACTAACCAATCTTAGAACTTTAATAGCTGATATAGGAAGTAAATCAGACCAATTCTATAATACTACAGAAGAAGAAATAAATATCATTAAAAAACACTATAAAGTATTTAAAACTAAAATACCTTTATTTGTAGCTAGACAATATATGAGACATAGAGTATCTTGGCAAGAACAAAGTAGAAGATATATAAGTGATAAGAAACAACCTTTTGAATTTTACATATCAAAAGATATGTATGATATTAAATCACATGAACACCCATATTATAATCCTGCTCATGGTATTAACTTAACAGATAACTACTCTACACAGAATATTTATGATTTATGTGTAGAGCATTACCATAAAGCTTTAGAGCAGGGAATAAAACCTCAAGAAGCTAGAATAGTTCTGCCTCAATCTATGTATACTACTATGTGGAGTGCTTGGTATCCTAAACAATTAGAGTCATTTATAGAGCTTAGAACTGAAGCTCATACACAAGAGGAAACTAGAGAACTAGCAATAGCTAAACAACAGTTACTAAAGGATAAATAATGAAACAATTTATATCTATGGGGTCAATACCTCAATTTAGAGATGTAGTTAGAGAGATTACTTACTTAACACAATCTATTGGATATGATGAAAAATTAAATTTTCCTAAGTTAGATAAAAGTATACCATTACCTAAACTAAATGTAGTAGGGTATGAGAAGATACATGGTACTAATGCAAGTGTATGCTACAACGATATTGATGGATTATGGGTACAATCTCGTAAAAATATAATTGATAGTCTTAATAACCCTAATTATGAAAAAGGTATTGCAGATAATTTTGGATGTGCATTTGCAGTATACCAACGAATAGAAGAATGGATGTACTTAATTGATAAATTTAAAAATACTAATAATATAGATACTTCGACTAATACTATAGTAATATATTATGAATGGTGTGGAGGTAGTATTCAAAGAAATTCAGCAGTTAGCGGTTTAGACAGAATGAGTATAATATTCTCACATTGTAAAGTAGTAGATATAAAAGATAAAAATAAATACACTTGGCTAAGCACTAAAAATATACACTTACCAAATCATCTAATATATAATATTAGAGACTTCCCTAAAGTAGAACTAGAAATTGATTTTAATACTCCATCACTAAGTCAAAATGTTATGGTAGATATGGTAAACAATATGGAAAACAATTCTCCAGTAGGAGAACAGTTAGGTATTAAAAATAATATAGGAGAAGGATATGTATTTGAAGTATTCTATAAAGATAACTATATTCAATGGAAAGTAAAAGGTGAAAAATATAGTAAAAGTTCAGGTAAAGTCAAAACACTAGCACCAGTAGATGAAGAACTAGAACAAAAGAAAATAGACTTCGTAAATAATATAGCTTGTAAAGAGTGGAGATTAGACCAAATGTATAATGAACTACCTGTTAAGGATATATCAGCTACAGGTGATTACATTAAAGCTGTAATTAAAGATACAATAAAAGAAGAGTCTGATATTATGCAAGAATTAGGACTAAAAACTAAAACTATTAATTCTATGATTAGTAAAGTAGCTAGAAACTATTTCTTTAGTAGGCTAGATAATGAATGATATAAAATTAATTATATATAGTGTACTAATAATATCTTTTGTTATTACTATTATATCAATAGCTTTTATAGCTACTAATATAATAATTTTTATATTAGTTATATATGCTATATATATAGTACTAAAAGAACTTAACCCATAAAATTTCTAACTAATGGACTTTCTACTATTTCTATTAAGTGATCAATAGGACTACCTGAAGTATCAGATATTAAAGGAAAGAATGACTCTTCAGGTCTTTCTATATCTACTAAAGTATTATCTATAAACATTAGCATATTACCTATTATGAGTGCTGTTAAAGGATTATCACTATATCTTTTATAGAGTACTTTAGCTATTCTTTGTTTAAATTTAAAAAATGGTGTAATACCTAGTTTATCTAACGAAGTAAGCCAATCACCAGACTTAGTTGAATAATCTATATGTTGTTCTTGTAGGTATCTAACTCTTTCTTTTTCAAACTCTTTCAATCTTTTAGCTCTATAATTCTTAAATAAAACATTTCTAGTTTTACTATCTACTTTAGGATACCTAACTTTAAAATCTCTCTTTATATCCTCTTCTATATACTTAGCATCTAATTGGTCAGTAGCATATCTTGAACCTATATCAGAAGCTATTACTATTCTTTTAAATATTTGATTAGAAGTAGTATTTGTTGTCATATATAACTCATCAAATACTTGTTTACCTAATTTAAGTCCTTTACTACTATTGATTTTATCTATTACTTTTTGAACTTTTTTATCTTTATACATAGAGTTATCAGACATAGTATCTTCAACAAATGATGAGTTAAAACCTAAGTCTACTAAATATTTTACAGGAGAATTTTCTAATTTTTTCTCTAGTCTACTTAACTTATTAGTTAATGCAGTTTTTTGAGACAAATTTCTAGTACTATCTATAGCTAATTTTAATTCTACAATATCTTTCTCTATTTGGTTATAACTATCTATAGCTATTATACCTTCTAACATATACTTCATAATAGTTATAGGATTTCTACCTTTAAGCATTTCTAGTAATATATTAGATACTATATTACCAAATATAACTTGATACATTTTACCTACTACTTCTATTTTAAATAATGTAGATATTTCAACTAACATTCTTTCTACACCTCTAATAACTTTATTTAATTTAGGTTTATCAATACCATAATGATTTAGTATATCTATTATAGATTTAACATCTCCTCCAAATGTATACCTAATTAAACTTTTTCTAACCCACATACCACCTTTACCACTAGACATATCAGAATTATTAATCCAATATTTTAAATAGTTAGGAAGTATGTTATAATGTTTTCTATACTCTTTATTATTAGAATTTTCTCCTATGTATATAAATTCTTCAGGATGTTTATAGTAATTATCTATAAAATCTTTATTAGCTAAATCTACCCATTCTTTATTATATTTCTTAGCTTTAGTATGCTCTTCTATAGCACCTAATGTATGAGCTAAAGTAACACTAGCTCTAGTATCTATATTAAGATGAGAATTAATAAGATATTGAGGTACTTTAACTTTTATATCAGTTACATACCCTTTAGTGTCATAGGAATAAATAAACTTTTCACTTTTATAAGATGTATCAGTATTATCTAAATCTACTATTATTTTTCTCCTTTCTTCTTTGCTAAGATTATCAAATAAAGAGGTAGAATTTCTATTAAAATAATCAATAATACCTATACTACCTTCTACTCTACTCTGCATTACAGACTCTTCTACTTTATAGTAAGATAATGTTTTATCTCCTATCTTGATAGACTCTAGTAGTATAAAATTACTAGGTACTTTCTTATCTGACTCTACTATAGGAACTATATAGCTTAAATTATCTGTAACAGGACTATACTCACCTTTTATTAGATAAGAGTATCTATCCATAGATAAATGCTTTTTAATGATTTCTTGAGCTGTATAGACCTCTTTAAACATACCTGTTATAACTTCAGAGTTATTATTTAACAATTCACCTATAATATCTATAGAGTGATCTTCTAATCCCTTTAATACCTCTAAAGAAGCTAAAGCATCAATTAAATTTTCTATTTCTAATAATTTACTATTAGACACCTCTTTACCACTCTTTCTAGTATATTTGTAAGCTATAGTACCAGCATTTTTAATAATACTAGTAGAGTTAGGATTATTACTCAATCTATCAATAGCACCTAAAGCTAAATCTTTTATATCATTAAATAAATACTTAATATGTTCATCTTTAAACTTATGATTATTCAATAATCTAGTTTTTAATTTACCTATTAACTCATATCTATATTCTATATCAGTAGTAGCTTTATGTATATCTTCAACAGTAATACCTTTTATATTGTATAAAGCATATAAATCAGTCTGTAGTATATATTTATATAAATTATTATCAGTTTGATAAGGTATATCGTTTTTACCTAATATAGAGTGCATTACTCTTTTAACAACTAAATCTCTAGCTCTAGTAATAAAAGACCTAGCTTTAATACCATGTTCTACATAAGGAGTAGACTTATTAGAACTAGGTAATAAATCCAATATTAATGCTGATAAATCATTTTTATCTTCTATATTATCTACACCAGTAGTAGGTATGTGTTCTTTAGCTTCTTTTACTAGATTTATATTATTAATAAGTTTAGTTATTCTACCTTTAAAAGGTAATTTACCTTGTCTTAGGTGAGAGTCTAATATTTTTACTTTTTCTATAGCATTATACATAGGTCTAAATAATAATTTCTTCTTAGAGGTATGTATATTATTTATTTCTAATATGATATCTTTAACTGTTTCAGTAGCTACTTTACCTTTTTTACTAAATAACTTATTTAGTATATTAACTATAGTATTTATTATTTTAGAAACTACTCCTTTAGTATTAACAGGTTCAAATATATTTACTTCTATTTTACCTATTTCTTTATCTACTCTCTTAGCAAATTCTATATTACTCATTAAATAAGTAGTAAACTCGTGTATACCTATATTTTTATCTTCATTATTAAATATATGATTATATTGATGTTTAGCTGTTTGTCCTTCACCAAACCAACTACTATCAGCAATTTCACCTACTTTATTATATAAATCTTTAATGATAGATAGTTCTTTTGAAAAACTATTTTTAATTCTAGTTTTATGAAATAAAGGTTTTAAAGTAGAGTGTATTAACTCGTGTACGAATACTTCAGCAGAAGATTGATCTATACCATTATAAGCTACTGGATGTTCCATTGTTATAATATCAGGACTACCATTAGTAGTAGTACTAATAGCACCTATACTATAACTACTATCCGCAGTATACTCTTTAAATAAAATAGTATCAATAATAGGTTGTATAATACTATTAACTATATGTGATAGATAAGGCATTTCATTAGGTTTAGAGCTAATATTAGATACTTCATTAAATGTTTCTACTACATTACTACTATTTATAGTTTTAAATTTAGTAATACTTTCTTTATCTAAAGTTTCACCTATAGAGAATAAGAGGTCTTCCTCTTCTTCCATTTCATAGTCATTAAAATCTATTTCATCATCATCTAAAGTATCTTCTTCTTCTACTTCTTTTTTTCCTACATTATTTAATATCTCTTTTTTAATTTCAGCTTTTTCATCTTTCTCAATTTTATCTATTATTTCTTGTTCTTTCTGTATTTGTTCTAACTTTTCAGTAATAACATCATAAGTATTATTTTCTATAATAGTATGAGCTTGATTATTTTCTTTACTAGACTTAGTTACTTTAATATAACTATCACTATCACTATGCTCATCTTCTAATATACTAGCTACATTATCTTTTATTACTTTAGTAGATTGTTCCTTAGAAGTTTTAGCTAAGTCATTTAGTTGAGTTCTAATACTACTACTAGTACCTTCTTTAGCTTCTTTAATAAGAGTATCTTTAGCTTTAGTAGAAGAACTATTACCTAAATAATATTTAACTACTTCATTCTTTAATACTGCAATACTTAAATCTTTAATACTCTTACCATCCAAACTAGTCTCTAATTTATCATTATAAGCAGTATGTATACCTATTAAGTTACCTTCTTTAAACACTAACCTAGAATTAACTCCATATTGACTTATGTTTATCAAAGAATCTAAAAGTTTTTGTTTATTCTCTTTAACTGTTTTAGACTCCTTTTCTAAAGTTGTTTTTACCTTTTCTAATTTAAGAGAAATACTTCCACTATCTACTTTACCTTTCTTATATCCATAAGTTTTAAGTATTTTACTAAAACTAGTATCTAGTTGTTGCACAGCTTCATCATTCAAATCTAATGATTTTATTACTGTTAAAGCTCTACTAACTGAATGAATAGCATAATCAACTAAATGTTCTTGTTTTAAAGTCTGTTCATAAAACCCAATATTAGCTAGTATTTCCGCTGTTAATCTAACTCTACCTGCACCTACTATAGCATCATATATTTGATTAACTTTTACAAATTCTATTATATAAGCTATAGCAGAAAAGTCTCTTAAATGAGTATCAAGAGGAAACATAGCACTACCTTTCTTCTTTTGCCTATAAGAATTAAACCTACTAGATATAGTATGAGATTTACCTTCTTGGTCTTTAAAAGGTACTACAATTCTATTACCTCCTTCTAATAAAGATAGTTCTCCTTTACCTTCATCATAAATAGCAGGATCTATTTCTGTCTCACTAATCACTAATTCTTGTATATTTTTATCACCTATTTTAAACGATAATTTTTCATTTAACTCTTTAGTTACTTCTCTTTCAAATGCTTTAGTGTTAGAATATTCATTAGTATTTTTTAGTACATCTTTAATAGTTTCTCTAAATATAAATATTAAATCATAAGCTTCTAAAGCAGCATCTTTATTATGTTTAAGCTTAGTAAACTTAGCTTTTATAACATCATATAAAGCTGTACCAGCTAATTCCCCTATTAAGTTAGTAATATTGTCATAAGTAGCTTCTAAATCAATATCACCTTCTTCGTCAAATCTATATTCAGCACTCATCCCAGTTAATGTCGTAAATCTCTTATCCTCAATATCCAATGTATCTGTAGTCTCATCATTAGCTTTATTCAATAAATCCATTAAGTTCTCTAACCTATCATCTAATTCTTCTTTAGTTTTAGTCTTATCCATAAACATATTCTGTATATCTTCAACAAGGTCTTTACTTAATGTATAAGATAATCCTTCTTTTTGTTGTTCGTACATATGTCTCATTAAAGGACCTTTAGCAAAATTTCTTCCTGCACTAGTAACTTCACCAGTATTAGAGTCAATAAAAGAACCTCCATATAGCAATTCTAAGAACCTTAAGAATGTAGGCATACTTTTACTTGTCTCTGCTATAAAGTCTGCTGTGATTGCTTGATAAGCGTCAAGAATATCTATTCCTGCTTCAACTAATTCTTCTACACTACCAGTACCACTCTCTAACATACTATCTACTAACTCTTTTTGTTCACCTTCTAGTTTTTTAGATAATTCTTCTAAAGCAGGTCTAGTCATAACACCAACACTTAATAATATACTAGAAGTCTCACTATTAGATATATCTCCATTTTGGATAGTTGAAAAACCTACTGCTGAATTTTTACCATCCACTTCTGAAGATACATCAGCTACAAAAGTAGGCTTATTAGTTTCTACTGCTTCTATATAAGAATAAGCAGATATGAGAGAAGATAAAGTATGACTATTAGTCATATCTACTAATTTACCTAAGTTATAAATATCTTTACTAGTAGTAGTACCTTCTGATATAGCTTTTATTAAAGCTTTTAAGTTACTATCTGAAGCTAATTTACTAATAGTACTTTCAAATTTCTCAATAGAAGTATTAGGAGTAGACTTATCCTCTCCATAGTAATCATCAGTAAACTGAGCTAATCCTGTCATTAAATCTAATTTAAATAAATCTAACTCCTCTTTATTTGTTAGATCTATCACTTGTTTAGAATTTTGACTAGTAAGAAGAAATCTTAAAAAAGTATCTGATTGTAGGTTTTCTGTACCATAACTATTAAGGTATAATCTACCATTAGACCCTATCTTACCGTCTGTATGAATATATTTATTAGGATAATTTTTTAATTGTTGTATAGTTTTAATAGTCAATAATTTCTTATTTATTTTACCAGCATAAGATAACTTAGCTCCAGCAGTTAATATTCTATGACTATTTAAATTCTTTTTATAGGTATTCACTAATTCATTATACTTAAGTCCTTTAGTATTATATAGTTCATTTATTTTATCTAGGTCTAAACCAATAGAACTTAACCCCATAGGATGTACTAATTTAGGATCAATATTTAATAAATCTAACAACTCTTTACTGTTTAAACTAGTCAATACTTCTACATCTTTATTTAATACATAATAGGTACTCTTAACAGACTCTAAAGCTCTACTAGCACCTTTACCTACAGGTTGCCCATTCTTTAATTTAGTTTGAGTCTTAGGTAGTTCATCATCTACAGTATAAAAACCTTTTTCTTCTGTTTTACCTGTAAATAAAGTATCAAAATACTCTTTATACTTATTCGAATTACTAGCTCTTAAAAACTTAGAAAAAGCATCTTTACCAAATCTAACAAATGGTATTGGTGCATCAATATCTTCTTTTGTAAAGGTATTAGTTTCTATATAACCTAGTTGGTTTAACCCTGCCACTACTAATAAAGCTAACTCTTGAGATAGAATATTAGATGTTTCTTCCCCACTATCTAATGATATTTTTTTAGTTCCATCAATAGTATTCATTTCTATTTCAATAGAGTTTCCTTCTATTTTTATTAGTTTTTCAATACCACTTTTAATTCTATTAACTAATTGAGTTCTAGGCATACCTAATCTATGTAACTCTATTTTTTGTGCATTTGTAGCAAAGTCTAATCCTATAGTTTTACCTATATTTTTATTAAACCCTTCCTCAATATTACCTACTAAACTATTAGTTAATGAAGCTATACTATCAGAAGTTACATAAGTTAAAACACTTAGTAACTCGTCTTTACTTCTATCTTTTAATAGTAGAGCTAATGAAGGAGAAGTAGTTAATAGTTTATTTGTATCTAATATATTAAATTTATCACTAGTAAATATTGTTTTTAATCTATTAAACATAGTATTATAGAAAGATATAGCAGAGTCTAAATTATCTTCAGAATAAGCTATATCATCTTCAGGCATCAATTCTGTAATATCATCAGTAGATATACCTTGTAAAGCATTAGCGTTCATATCAAACACATATTCAATATCTAAATTAATATTAGTAACATTAGATAATATATGAGAAATATTAGATTTCTTATTATCACTAATACTAGTATTATCTAATTCATCTAATAATTTACTTTTAGCTTTACTAAGCTCTATTTTACTATTAACTCTATCTACTACCTCTTTAAATACTTCTTGATCTATGCTTTCATACCCTTTTAAAGAATTGGTTAACATAGTGTAATTTTCACTACTTAATTTAAACATTTCTAATAACATATTTTCTAATCGTTTAGTTTCACTATTTTCTTTTAAGTTTTGAGCTGCACTTCGTATATTAGATAATAGTCTATCTAAATCCATTTTCTTTTGTTTTTCTTTTTTTGCTTCTTCTTCTTTATTAGTAGAAGTATCTTTATCTTCTTCTTTCTTTTTATTATCAGTTTCCTCTTCAGTAGAAGTATCTTTTTCTTCTTTATTACTAGTTTCTTCTTCTTTATTAGTAGAAGTATCTTTACTTTTTACTTTTAAATCTTCTTTATTATTTTCACTTATTAAACTAGTAATATAATCAACTACATCTTTTATGTATGCTGTCTCTTCTACAGCTATTTTTTTAAGAAAACCTTGATTTATATTCTTATATGCTTCATTTCTACTCTCTAAAAAAGCATTACCTTTAGATACTAATTTTGATAATAATGTATTTCTATTTTCTTCATCACTAAATGCCATAGCTTTTAGTACATTATCCATATAATCTTGTAAAGACATATCTTCTGATAAATCATCTCCTACAAATATATCGTGAGATACATTATACATAGTCTTATCTTTACCATATCTATTTTCTTCAGTAATGAATGGAGCTTCTAATAGACTATTTTGTATTCTTACAAATTCCTCTATTTGCTCATTATTCATATTATTAAATGCTTTAGAGGCTTTAATTATAGGTTCTCCAAATGTAGACCCAACTATAGCGTCAGTAAGTCTGTTAGATTTAAGATATTTATCTTTTACACTACCTAGATATTCAGCTACTGTATTAACTAATTCCTCTTCACCTTTAGTGTTATATCTACTTTTTTTACCTATCAATAACATTTTTTGTATAGTATTTAGTATATTACTATTTGTATCATTTTCACCTATATTCTCAACTACATCTTTTAAAGAACTAAATCTTTCAGTATTATTATAAAATTCTGCTTTTTCATCAATATCTTTAGTATCTTTTTTAGCTAATTTTTCTATAGTAGAGTTATCATATTTATTATGGTTAAGAGCATTTAAAAAAATACTAATATTAGTTTTATCTTCAACATCAGATAAAGACTCTTCTAACATAAATTCTAAACTTTCTTGGTCTAATTCTCCATTATCTATAGCTTTCTTAGTATTAGATATAAGGTTACTAAGATGTTTACCTGCATTATTTATTAGACTAATACTACGACTAGTAGCTTCTTTTCTTTTAAAACTGTTACCTTCTTTATTAGTAGCTAACTTAAATTGATTTATATATGGATGTTTTAAAGTGTCTACCTTAGCTTTTAAGCTATCTAAAGTAGTATCATCTACTCCTAGCCTATCTTTAGCGTTTTTATCACTTAATATAGCTTCTAATACAGTTATTTTTTCTTCATAGTTATCTATATTACCTGACTCTAAATCTTCTACTTCTTGATTAAATGATTTAAGATACTCATTACTGTCTTTAGGTTTAACAGTATCATATATTTCTTCACTATTTTGATAGTTAGAAGTATCTTTAAAAGATGAGTCTGTACTAAAAGGTTTTTCTTCGTCTATTTTTGTTTTTCTTTCTGCTTCAGATAATTCACCAAGTAGAGCTTCACCTCCTAGTACGGTACTATGTGTTAATCCACCTGCTCCAGCACCTAGTAAAGCTCCTTTAGTAGCTTCATCTAAGAAATATTGACTAAATGGATCATCTCCATACTTCTCTGTACCTAAAGCACTATTAATAGTTTCTCCATAAGTCTGTATATATTCTTGAGCAGCTTCTACTCCACTTTCTTTAAGTATACTAGCTGTAACTCCTGCTGCTTTTTTAGCTATATCTACTACCTTATTTTCAGGTAAACTTATAAGTAACTCTTTAATTTTATCAGTATTTATATTTGATTTAAAAGCTAATTTATCAATACCTCCTAATACATAGTTAGAAGCTAACATACCAGCTATAGTACCTAGACCTACATCATCACCTTCTACACCATTAGCTAGTCTATCATCAATTTGATTATTAGTTTGTTTAGCTGCATAAGCTAATAAACCTCTATTTTTAGATACTTGAGATAAACTTTTAACACTATTTAATAAACCACTAAATCTAGCTACCTTTTCTGCTTTACTTAATGCTCCTAAACCACCACTATAGAACATTAATAACATATCAGGTATTGATTGTGCTACAGTATCAGGAGAAGCTTGAATACCTTTAATTAATGCTCCTGCATAGTTACCTTTATCCCACTCTCTTAAAGCTAATTCTCCTAGTCTATTAGCCTCTTTTCTACCAGTATACCCCCAAGCTTTATCAGCTACTTCAGGATTTTTAGCATTATCTAGTAAAGTAGAATTACCTGCTACTGTAGCATCTAGTACTGCATCACCAAATCCTGCTATAGTCTGTTGACTACCTGATTGTACTGCATCAATCAGATCTCCAGCTGTACCAAATACACCTCTAGTCTTAATTCTATCTATCTGTTGTATATTATTAAAAGTAGTATATGCTTCTTTATACTCCTTACTATTTTTACCATATATACTTCCTAATTTATCTAAATGCTTTAAATCCATTTCCATATTGTCATATCTATTTTGAGATTTAAAACCTAACTCTCTACCTTTTTCAATAGATGACATATTAAGAGTTCTCAACTTATCAGTAGTTACTGTACCATCTAAGTCAAATAAATCTTTATTATATATTTCTGTATAACCACTACCATACTTCTCTTTATCTCGACCTAAATCAAATCTTCTACTCTTTAACATATTAGAGTTACCATGTATCAAAGCTTCTATCTCTTTAGCTTTAGAGTTTCTGATAGCATATAAGTATGTAAGATCTTTTTCTCTCTTAAAATCCTTAGTTCTACTATAAGGATCAATAGAAGTAGTACCATACTTATAAGATACACTACCATCAGGATTATCTACTCTACCTATATAAAGTATATCTTTAGCATCTTCCTCTTCTTCTAGGTTATAAAACATACTTTGTAACTCATTAATATCCAAATCATTTCTAATCTTATTCTTAGTCTTAACTCTTTGACCATTCCATACTTCTATATTATTATCTTCTTGAGCTTCTTTCTTCTCTTTAGCAGTTTTAGGAGTATCTTTACCAAATATAAAATCAGTTACTTCATCATACTTATCATCTAACCAATTAAGACCTCTCTCATAAGGTCCAGTATCTTGATATGTTTTAGGATCTTTATATTGTTTATGGCTAATAGGAGCATAAGGATTTTGAGTAAGTAAATCTACTTTATTTTTTCTTTCATATTTAAGTTTATCAAGATAAGCTTTGCTTTCTTCATAATCTTTTTTAGGTTTATCAGGTATTACTGAATAAGGACTATCTATTTCATACTGATTATTAGTTTTACTTGAGCCATATAATTGGTCTAAAAATTCTATATCATCCATAAGTTACCTTTGTATTTATTAGTGATTATAACAATATTTATCTATATATAAAGGATAAAAAATTATAAATCCTCTGTAATACCCAACAGTAGGGACTTTGATAAGTATTGTACTATCCTAGATATTAAGGACACTTCAGTTAAAGAAGAGGGTAGTTTTTATATCTATATATGTATATAAAGAGATAATTTTATAAGAAGTACCACAAACCACGATATACTGGTACTTAAGTATGGCTTTACATAGGAACTAGTATACTACATATTAGGAAGTATCAGTTCCTAATAGATATAAGATATTGAAGGAGTAAAAATGGTGTTTACTACCATAGATGAAATTATAACTAAAAGAGTCTTAAATGACATTACAGGTACATTAGAAACTAAAGATTTTAAGCAATTAAAGAAAACTAAGAAGATACGAGGAGGATTTAGAATGGTTTATTTATTATATGATGAAGCTGTATATCAATGTATAACTTCTAAAAAAGATTTTGAAATAATAATGATAATAAGAGAAAAATTTACTTATAAACAAATAGAGGTAGAGCTATCTCCAACATATTTAGCAAAAGAATTAAATGTATCTAGGAGAAAAATATCTGATATGTTGAAAAAAATGCAAAATACTATGATACTATTAAAGGTACATTCAAATAGTTATAGATTTAATCCTTATATGTATTTACCTTTTAGAGCTAATGCTGAAGAATTACAAAAAGAATGGAAAAAACTAATAGATAATAAATATATGAGGAGAGACAATCCTCATATATAATCAAGAAAGGAATGGACTAGAAATTATACTATTCTTTTCTTAACTACTGTCTACTAGCTATATCTTGTAGTAGTTTAAATACTTTACTATTAGCTAATGGATTTACATTTTTCCATTTAGGATCTTTACTTAATTTTTTTACAAACTCTTTAACCTTTATACTATCCAGTTGTAGTTGTAACTCTTTTTCTTCTGGAGAACCTACAGGTGCTTTAGCTAATTTAGCCTCTATATCAGCTATAGGTATTTTATGCTTAAGCCTATTTTCATAATTTATTGAAGGATTTTTTATTGTATCCATAACACTAGGATTAGATATATCCTTAGTATTCATTAATTTATCATATAGATCTTTAATAGGTTTACTTTCTTTTGTTTTTAAAAAGTTAGTTATATTCTTGGGGTTATCTAAATTCGTATTTGCTAATCTAGCTCTAGTAGGTTTAGATACTAAAGGGTCTTCTTCAACATCATAGGAAGTATAGTTATTTTTAGGAGATAGACCTTTCTCATATGCTGCCCAAAAAGCTATATCCTGTATATTGTCATCTTCATATGCTTTTTCTTTACCTGATGCTATTCGTTCTTTAGTATAAGTAACTCCATTTTCTAAATCTTTAGTAGCTAATGCTTCTCCTAATCTAGTTTGATTATAATTATGTAACTTCTTGTCTGAAGCACTAAGTTTAGGGTTATTTTTATTCTTAGCTAATATATCATTATGGTATCTAATAGTTTCTTCTAGTTCTTTATTTTTATAATGTTGATTAAATCTTCTATTAGCTAATTCGCTATTATGATCTCTAATAGTTTCTTCTAGTTCTTTATTTTTATACTTTTGATTAAATCTTTTATCAGCTAATAAACCATTATGATATCTAGTAGTTTCTTGTAATTGATCATTTTTATAATTTTGATTAAATATTCTATCAGCCAATATACTATCTAAGTCTTGTTTTTTAGCTAATCCTTGAACTAATGCAGTAGTATCATAATTACCTATTGGTAGACTACCTATATCTTTTAATTCTCCTGAACTAATTTTAGCTAATAGATCATTAGTTATATTACTTCTCTGAGTTTTATAGTTTTCTACATTAGTTTGATTATTTTTATCTAATCTCTCTTGTACTTCATCAAACATAGTTTGACCATAACTTTTAAGTAGTCCACTATAAGGATTAACATAACTAGGTTCTCTTAGTGTTTGATCTCCCATTTGAAAATTATCCATCTTAATACCTACTATATGGATTAGCAGCAACTACTCCAGCAGTAGTAGCATAGTTATTAGCATTACCCATTAATAGTCCTGCTTTTCTCTTCTTCTCATTAACTACATTATTATATCTAGTCTTAGCTCTTCTAGCATTCTCTTTAGCTAATTCATAATTTCTAGCATTATTTTCTTTAGTAGCTTTAAGACCTTGGTAAGCATTATAACCATTAAATAAGGTACTACCTACACTTAAAGCACTAGGAACTATACCTGTATTTTTAAATCCATTAGCATCTATTCCACCTAACATACCATTCATAGAGTTCCAATCATTATTACCAGTAACACTATTAAAATCACTATAATCTATACCATTCCTAGTATTACCACTAATATCTATATTAGAGTATGGGTTAGTTCTACCATAAGCTGTTTTAGTGATGTTATCAGGAGTTACTGTAACAGCTTCTACTGTATTAGTTGGTGAAATATTATTAGTTACAGTAGGAAGATCTACTAAACCATTAGGAGTATCCATTGTTCCATTGTTTCTAGTAGATTTTCCATAAACATCAAATATAGTATCACTAAAAACACTTTCTCCATAAGTATTTTCCATACCTTTTAAAGCATTAACTAATTCAGGTATAGAAGTATCATCTTCAGTATAAGCATTAACTACTGCATTATCACCATATTTAATCATTAATTCATTTAAAGTTTGTTCTAAATTATTCATAAGTTCTTCCTTTATCTAAGTATAATAGACCTCTAAGTGAACTAGGCTCAGGTCTTCTATTAAGAGTTCTATCCATAAACTCATCTCTAGTTTCAACTAATGGTATATTAATACTATCTAACATTCTATTTAGTTCAAATATTATACTAGAAGTATTAGATACCACTATTTCTTCTGTTTTATCAATATAGTATTTAGTTTCTTTTTTAAGTTCAGCTAACTTCTCTTTATACTCTTTAGTTTCTTTTTTAAGTTCTAAAGCATAAGCTTTACCAGTAGCTTCTGTCAACCTAGAGGCTGTATAAGCTAATGAGAAGTCTAACTTAAGGTTTAGTATTCCTGAACCAAAATAAAGGCTTGTAACAGCAATTAGAGCTATTAATAGACCATTACTAATTATATCTAAGTCTACTAATACTTTTATTACTAAATCTAAAGCTATACCAGTTAATATACCTACTAATAGACTTTGTACTAGCATATTTATAGTGACAGTTAAACCCATAGTAAATACATTTAATACTACTCCAACTACTGTTACTATAGCTCCTATAATACCACTTTGATACCATTTAGTTTCTTGTATATTTATAGCTTGTATAAAATGACATTTAGTTTCAGCTAATAATCTAGCTCTACTAAAAGTACTTACTTTTAGCATACTACTAGCTGTGAGAGGTATAAAGCTCTCTGCTATAAATCCTTCTAACCAAGTCATTTCTCCCTGACTTTCATCTAAATAACCTGAATTACCTACTCTTTTCTTACCATTACCTTCTATAGAGGTTTCTTGATATAGATCAACTAATATTAGTTCTTTATAAGTATTAATACCTGTTTGATATTTTATACTAACATAATGTTTAGGCATTTCTTGATAATTAGGTAATCCTTCATTAGCCCATTCATCTCTATTATAATATGGAACATTACCATTACCATAATCTGAAAATATGACTTTACCAATAGTAGTATTTAAAGGATTATCATCTTCTAATATTACCTCTATCTTACCTAATCCCATCTTACTATTAATTTTACCTTCCATCTCTCTTTCTATTATACCATTAACTGTATACTTAGCTTCATATAGTTTATTTTTTAGTATAAATTTTCTAGCTGTCTTACCTGTTTGATTAGTAGTAGTTTTAATAGAAGTTCGTTTTAAAGCACTTAAAAAAGTATGATAAGTAGCCTTAGGAGATATAGTATTTTTAGAGTTAAATGTACCAAAATAACCTACTGTTACATCAGTTATATCTTTAAGTTGTTTCTGTTTATCTCTATTAGCTTCTACTAGTTTAGTTCTATATACTCCTTCAGAACCATACTCCTGTTTTAAAGCACTACTTTTATGGTAAGTTAAAGCATATTTACCCCAAGCAGTAGTACCTAGTGGAGGTATAGAATTAGTACCCAAAGTACTTTCAGTTATATCTTTAAGAGATAAGTTCATAGCTTTTAATAGTCTATCTGAAGTTTCTCTCTCTTTACTATTTTTAGGATCATAATATACACCTAAAGGATTTCTATCTGATTTAATTTCAACTAATGACATAAAATCTAATTTGTATTCTGTATCTACAGTATGTGTAGTATCAATATTAGATGGATTATCAGCAGTAATAGGATTTAAAGAGATTAATCTCATACTATCACCTATTTGTTTACTTAGTTGAGAAGTAAGTCTTATTTCTTTTGTATAACCTATCTTACTATCTTTTTGTTTATATTGAGTATAGTCTAAATCTAGTACTTCTGTTTCAGCTATAAAGTGAGAATAAGTACTACTTACAGAGGTAAAATCAGTTAAAGGATTTACTGATACTGAAGAATGTACTATTTCTCCCATAATTATATTCCTGCGTCAATAAAGGCTCTTTCCATCCTAGAAGAAAGTTCTGAACCTTTAACAGCTTCTACTACCATATTTTCTAATCCACCATTCTCTACTTGTTGACCCCATATATCTCTACCAATTTTAAGTATATTCTCTCTATGTTGTTGAGTATACCCTTTAGCTTGTTGTTGAGTAAGTAAAGCTTGTTGAACTTTAACTTGCACATCTGCATCACTAACTCTTCTCATACTAGCGTTATTATGTTTAGCTTCTAAAGTAGTACTCTTAGTTGCTAATATTTTTTCTTTAGTTAATATAGTTTCAAACTTAGCTGTTTGAGTACTAACTCTAGTATTCTCTATCTTAGCTTCAGTAAAATTTCTATTAATTCTACCATCCAATTTAGCTTCAACTCTATCTCTATATATCTTTTTAGTACTAGCTAAGGTATTTTCTATTTGTCTACTAGTTAATTCTACTTGTTTCTCACTATTCTTAGCTTCTTGAGTAAGTATACTCATCTCTAATGGTATTTTATCTACTCTTTCCTGTACTCTTAAATCTAACTCTTTTATCTGCATTAAGGTTAGTTCTACTCTAGCTTTAGCTTCTTGTTCTAATGCTTTAGCTAAACCTACTTCATACTTTATTCTTTCTTCAGTTATACCTTTTTCTTTATACTCTAATTCTAATCTAGCCTTATCTAATTCAAATTGTTTATCTTTTATAACTAATGCTACTGCTTGTTGTAAAGTAGTCTGTAAAGCTTCTGCATAGTACTTATTAAATGTATTAGCATCTAATCTATTATTTTTAAATTGCATATCAATATTACTATCTATAGCTGTCATCATCTTATCAAAGTAACCAGTACCATTAGCACAACCACTAGTTAATTCTTTTACATCAATAGTAGGATCAAAATCAATATCATCTAACTCTATATCTTCAGTTGGAGATATAATTGATTTAGTATTTAGTGGAGTTAGTTTATCATAAGTACAAGGTATATCATTTAAACAAGTAGTATGATCTGTAGAAAAAGTATCTTCTACTCCTTCACTATGTTCTCTATAATTAATAATATCATATGTTGGATCTTCTATATCATATTCATCCTCATCTAAAATATCTTCCTCAGGTATATCATTTACATCTATAGCATTTTGATACCCATCCATTTCACTATATATAGTACCTAATGGTGTACTTCTTCTAGTATTCTTAGATAAATCATCTGCAAAATCACCCATTCTAGTAGTATAAAAAAAGATAGGTTCTACAGCTATACCATCATCATAAGCTACCATAGCTTGATTTAGATTATAACAACTAGCTTGATGATTTTCAGCTATACTTTGTAGCTCTAATCTAATATCTTCATTATCTGCTTCTTCTGCTGCTTGATGAAAACATACTGCTGCTTCACAATACTTATCTCTCATATAAGTAAGTCTTTCAAACTCACTCATAGGACTCATTATTTCATAAGTAAAGTAACTAGTAGGGTCTACACATACTATCTGTGGTACTGGCATTTAATCTCCTTTATAAACATAATAGAACTAACTAAATAGTTAGCTCTATATACTTATAGGCTGTAACCTAACTCTTTTAATTCATCTTTCTCTTCTATCTTAGTAGTTTCACTATCTAATATAGCATCTTCTCTCTCATCTAAATCATCACTTCTTAGTTTCTGTTTTTTAGCTAACTCTTCTAGTTGTTTCTTAGTTAGAGGAGGTAATACATTTATATTATAGGCTTCTATAGTATTATACCCCCCACTTACTTGACCTGTTAAAGGTGAACCTGAAACCATATCAGGATCAAATATATTTACTTTTTTATCTTTTAATACTCTATAAATACAGTAAGGTATATGAGTTTCAGTATTGAAGTCTACTCTATACTTTATATCACCAATAAGGTCATTACTAAATGATATTATCTCCGCTTTAAAAGTTTGTTTAGAAGGATCTCTACTCATAATAGTACATCTAATATGTGTTAGTGCTTTTACTATCTTTTCATCTCTATTTGGAGTATCTGCTACATTAATACCTCTATCTATCTTAGATGAAGCATCCTTCTTACTCATAGCTCTAACTAATAAATCAACAGTATTATTATCTTCTACTTTATTAGTGCCACTAAGCCTATCTATTTGAGCTTGTAAAGCATTAATCATATCTAGTGTAGGTGTACTATTATAATTACCTATTAGCTCTTCTAACTTCTCATCAGTTATATTTTTTGGGAACTCAATACCAAGTTCTTTAGCTTCTGCTATTAGATCTTGTCTACTAGTATTCTCACTCATATATATTTCCTTTTATTATTTATAAATAAGAGAGTATTTCTACTCTCTAACTCTTTTAAAGTTCTGCTACAGAATAGTATACTGCAATTCTCTCACTTCTTTCAATAAGAGTTCCATAGTACCATTTTACTGCAAAGAAACCAGTCTCTCCGAATGGATCTAGTGTACCTCTATTATCATCAGGTGCTCTGTAGTAGACTTCCCATCTTTTACCAAGTTTACCTGTTCTAAGACCTATAGTAGAAAATGACTCACTTCCTACAATAGTTAGAGGATAAACATTATATCTATTATCTGTAGTCTTATATCCTGCATTATTAGTTGCTACTGCTCCACTACCTGCAAAATAACCACTATAAGGGTTTACAATTATTCTAAAGTTATCTACTGCTCCTACTTCACCTTCAGCTAAGTTTCCTGCTGCTGCATAATGTCTTACTGGATGATAAGCTCTCTCACCGTGAGTATCTTTCATTCTAATAAATGTAGGTAGTAGTTCTGAACCTATTACTGCATATCTACTAGCATCAACAGTAAGAGTATCTTCGTTTCTATGCCCTTTAATTATCTTAGTAGATATAGGAGTTTGATTATCATCAAGTGTGATCCCTAGTTTCATAAGACCCTCATAAGTAACTTGTGATATTACTTCACCTATATTACCTGTCATCTCACTCATAGTAAGTGCTTCACCACCATACTTAATAACTCCTGCACCATTAATAAGATCACTAGCTAGAGTAAGTTCATATACTTCTGCTGCTGCTTTTATCATTTCTCTTCTAATATGTAATTCCATTTTCATAGTATTACCAAACATAAAAGACTCTGCTGAATGTTCAATAAAGAAACCATATCTACATATACTACCAGTAACTTTCTGCTTAGTAATACCTACTCTATTAACTCTACCACCATGTTCTGTCAGTACTGGCATATAAGTCTTAATACTATTAAAATCTTTACTACCAGCTATCAAATTACCATTTACAATAGTTACACCATTAGCGTCTATACCTTGATCATTTACATTTCGAGGATCATTAATTGGTAGTATTAGTTCTTTACTAATAGCTTTACCATTATGTAGAGGTAAATTAGTTGTAGAACCGAACTGACTGAATACCATTCTATAAGCTTCTTCTGTCAATACTTTTCTATCTAAGGCTTCTCTTATAGTCTCTTCACCCATTGAACCATATTTACCATCTCCATAGATGATCTCTGAGTCCATAGTTCCTGAATTTAAGTGTTTAGTTAATGCTCCACCTTTATTAGGGTGAAGATTTCCATCAATCTGTGGCATATTATTATCCTTTAATTATCTAATCCTAATGAGCTAAAAAAATCATCAAATTCTTTATTACTCATTGTACTAGGTTTAATTTCTTTGGTATCTACTGTGTTATTAGTAGCTACATTCTTTCTACCATTAGGTGTAGCTTTTTTCTTCCTACTTTTTACTTTATCTGTTTTAGTTTTTGTAGTTCCTGCTCCTACTAAACTATTAACAAATGTATTATCCTGCATAGTTTTTACATATGCTAGAAGTTTAGATTGTTCAGGTTCAGTTCCTGCTTCTATCCTATACATAGTCTCATCTAATGCTTTATCAAAAATACCTTTTTGCATATCATTATGTATAAGTCTTAGTACTTCAGGATTTTCTGCTAAGAATTGTTCACTTCTACTATCTAAATCCCCTAAAAAACTAATAGTTTTATCATAAAACCCTGTATTCTTAGTATCAGATATAACGGACTCTAACTCTAATCTACCTTCAGGTATCATATGATTATTAGCTGTATATTCTGATTTGTTTTCTTCATCAAACCAGCTATTTACAGTATCTTCATCAATACCTTTATCTTTAATTAGTTTAGATATAGCTCCTTTATCTCCTTTAAGTAAGTCTACTACAAAATTTAATGTATCACCATCATTAAGGTCTATATTAGCCTGTTCTAAGCTCTTTAGTTGTCTTAGGTAAGGTTTTACCTCTTTATTACTTTTATTAGCTCCTATACCTATTCTAACTAATGTTTTAAGATGTTCTGCATCTCTTATAACTCTATTTGAACCTGCTGCTTTTATACCATCTACAAATAATTCTTGGTATATACTATCCATATCTACAGGTATATCAGAAGTAGTCTCTTCTTCATTAGTAGTATTTTCTTCTTCTTCTTTTTCTTCTATAACAGACTCTTCAACTACAGGTTCAATAGTCTTTTCTTCAGTATTATCAGCTTCTTCTTCTTCAGGTACAAAATTACCTATAAGTTCATCTACTTCTTCATTTGACATACTATCTATATCTATAGATGCTTCTTCAGCCATTTGGTATCCCTTTCATCAATAAGGTATTTTCATTTTTAATTCTTTCTTCTATAGATACTACACTATTTTTAAGAGTAGACTCTATAGTAAGTTGAGACTTAAACCAATCATTAGTTGTAGAAACACCTACTATACTATCCGTAAGAGACTGTCTTTCTTTCTCCTCTAAAAAAGGTTTTTCAGGTAGAAGATTTACCATTCTAATAACTTCATCTTTAAAGTAATACTCTAAAAATACTTCTCTAAATTCAGGTAACTCATTTAGTTTTTTAGCTGATTTACTTATATTTATAGCTTTATTAAGTCTTTCTAATTCTTCTTTTAAATTAGTTAATCTTCTTTTAGCTTCTTCTTCTTCTGTTGCTGTTAATGCTTTATATTTCATTAGTTTTCCTTATTTTTTTAAATCACTAGGCTGTAAAGACTCTTTAGGAGTATCTATTACTGGTATCTTTGTGTCATCTGTTTTATTAGGAACTTTATGTTTTATTTCATTTTCACCTTTCTCTGTTGATTTAATTAATCCACCCATCATAGCTTGTTCTAAATCTAAGGTATGTTGATGTTCTCTACCTCTAGCTTCTCTAATTTCATCAGTACCTGCTTTCTTCTGCAAGAAGTCTAAATCTTGTAAATCTTTATTACTCATCAATACTTGAGTTTTAGCTACTTCTGTATTAGCTTTAGCATCTTTAAGAGTACTATCACTAACATTCTCTTCTGCTTGAGCATACTCATTCTGTATTTGAGCTTTAAGTAATTCTACCTGTAATTGATGTATTTCTACTTCCATTTGACTAGGTTGAGGTTCAGGTATATTTTCTATCTGTACTGCTAAATCAGGTCTCTTCTTCAATCTAGCTATATCTGCTAATATAATATGTTTAGTAGTATGATCTACAGTATCTCCTAATGTTTGCATAATAAAGCCTAAATCTCTAGCTTTTTTATCATCTAGTTCAGGAGTAGATACACCTACTTTAATATTTATATCTGTCTGTAAAGTATCATTTCTAATAGTTTCATAACTACCATCAGATAACACTATTATCTTATCATCAGTAATAAACTCTTTATTTAATTCTGCTAGTTTCTTAAATATACTTACAAATGGTCTATTAAACTTTCTAACACTAGCTGTAAGTCTTTGAGTAGTAGCATCTACTACTGCATTAATACCACTAGCTACATCACCATAAGAGTTACTGTTAAGTCCTTCTCCAAACATCTTCTTACCTGAAGTAGACTCCATACTTTTACTAGCTATATCTAACATCTGTAAACCACTAACAGGTAATTCAGGGAACTTAGTATGATATATAGCTTTACTAGGATCAAATGAAGGATTAAACCTATAATTTTGACCTGACTGTAGTTTTGTAAACTCAGCAGGATTTAGAAAACCTTCTACTACACCTACTTGACCACTAGCTACTGAACCTAATATATCTATTAAACCTCTACTTACTGCTCCATAAACTAGTTGATCTTCTTCTAAATCTTTAGTATCAGGTACTCCATCATATAGTTCATCATCCATACTAGGAGAATAAGCTCCTCTAGCATAAGGATAGCCTACTTCTTCACCAAATGGGGATATCTCTTGTCCTATAATAATTCCAGCTACATAAGTAACTACTACAGTCCTAATAGTACCTTTACCATCTATATCTACTCTAGTCCAATACTCTGTAACTACTACTGCTTTATTATCGTCTAGTTTAGTCCTTTCTACAGGACTAGTATCATCTTTAATCATATCTTCATATAATGCTTGAAAATCACTATCAGGTAAACCATCTATATTATAATCTGTAGACTCATCTTCTCTATAGTATACTTTATTTAAATTCTTATACTTACCAGTAGCTCTTAAACTAGCTATAGTAGAGTAATACTTATCTGCTATAAACTCTAAACTATCAATATCATTACTACCATCATTACTAGGTCCTAATATTATTTGATTATACCTTTTAAGAGCTATAGTAGGATGATCATTAACTACTTTAGTTATTTCTTTAGGTACTTTTAGTAAACCATTCTCTATCATACCTGTAGCTTCTAATTGTTGTAATTGAGCAGGATCAATACCTTCAGGTAATTGAACATATTCATAGTCTCTAGTTTTAACTTTTCTCTCTTTATAATTCCAAGAAAGTTTTAAATAGAAACTACCATAATCTTCAAAATAAACACTTGCTTTTTCTACTACTGGTGCAAAATTCATCTCTTCGTTTATCTGATAATTTAATAGTAAGTTATGACTATTAGCTCCTACTCTATCATTACTACCTCTAGGAGATACTTCTACTACATCATAATCACTTAGTAAACCTTCAGATAAAGCAGAATAAGTATAATTATGTAACTTTTTAATAACTTTAGGTCTTACTTTAGACTTACCTTTATTATTAGTTACTTTATATTTTGCTTCTATAATATTTTTATACTCATCTACTCTATTAACATAATCAGTATATAGATCATGTACATCAGAAATATTATTTATTATTTTTTTAACAGTTAAATCTTTTTTCCAACTCATCTATATACCTTTATTCTTCTTTTTACTATCAATATCAGGTAATACTATCTGTATTCTATTATTAGTAGTAAATATCTCTAATCGCATATCAGGTTGTTTTTCAGCACAACCTGACAATACTAATGCTAATAAAATAAGTATTATCTTATACATACTTATATACCTGATACCCACTGATATATACTATTTCTCTTCTCATAAGTATCTGTATAATAATTCCATTTACTAGTTACACAATCCATAGTACTACAAGTATAAGCTTTAGATACATACCAATAGCCCATACCAGCTAGTGAAGCTAAATAAGGTCTAGTAATATTATTAGCTAAATCTTCAGGTTTGTAAGTAGCTCTAATTCTAGCATTAATAGCATTAGTTATTATTTCATAATTACTTCTACCAGTAGTTTGTGAATATCCTCCACCTCTAAAGGTATAGCCATCTCCACTACTTACATCACCATTACCTATCCTATTAGCATAAGCTTTATTACCTATATTGACTTGATTAGCACTATGACCATTACATCTACCATCTTCATTATATCCACCATTACTTCTATAATAACTAAACATATTATATAAAGCACTGCAACTATAGTTCAAATTCTCTCGAGTAGGTACTAAAGTAGCTCCTACTTCTGCATATACAGTAGATATATACATATCTTCTTGTTGTTTACTTTGTATACCAAAGTAGTGAGCATACTGTAAAGCATTATAAAACTTTTGTATATCATCTTGAGTAGCTTGAGTAAATATTTTAGTTAGTTTATCTGTAGAACTAAAACTACTATAACTACTCTTAGGAATTGTAGGTTTTTCTGCTACACATCCTGTCATAATCCCTAGTATGATACTAGCTATCAATAGTAACTTCTTCATTTATTACCTCCTATTATATTAATCAATAATTTAACATCTTAAAATATTAAACTTTACTTAATTTTTTCTTTAAACTAAACACAGCAACTTCTATTAATATATTTAAAATAGTAGTACTATAATTAGTAAATAATTTAGTTAACTCTTTAAACACTATATCTTTTTTCTGTGTACCTGTTAAATTTAGCTTATTAGTTTTATGTACTATATTTTTAGCTATATCATATACATCTCCACTAGTAAGCATTTTTAATGCCACTTCTAATAGCTTAATTTTCCAATTCATATTAATCCTTTATTCTATTTTTACATTCCTCTAATGAGTCTTCACATATATCTAAATGTCTTTTAAGTTTTTCTATTTTATAAGTTAAGTCTAATATTAACTTATTATTATTTTGATGGTTCTCATAGTGCTTACTACTAGATTTTACAAAATGATATAGTAGTAATCCTTCTAATATAAACATAAAAAAAACTACAACTATTGCAAATACTACAAATCCTCCTTCACCTGATGTAGATAAAGCTAAAACGGATTTAGTTGTACTATCAATTATTTGTTCTGTCATTATATAACTTCTACATCTATAGTTCGTATATCATATTCAGCTTTCATACCTGTCAATTGCCAATGTGGTAAATCCCATCCCCATATATCAAAGCCATTATCTATACCTACTAGGTTGTGTTTAGTTATTACTTCTTTCATAGCTCTATTTATTTCAGGATATAATACTTCATCCCAACTAGGTCCTTTCTTATAAGCTACTAAGTCTACAGCTAATCCGTATAAGTGATAAGAGTCTAATGTTTTACTAGTACCTTTATCATAATATTCTTGCTGTTTCTGCATAGTTCTTATACCCTCAAATACCATAAAATCTTGTTTAGTTACTTTAATTGCTTCAGTAACTGCAAAAGCAATTAAAGGGTGAACACCAACTAAGTTACTTAAACTTTTTTGACTTAGTTTATACATTATGCCTCTTCCTTATCTTCTTCAATTACTACTTCCTCCTCTTCTTCTGTTGGTTCAGCATTATATAACGCATTACACCCTTCACCTTCACAAGTAATAGTAACAGTAGTTATACTAGTATTATTATAGTCCTTAGTTATAGTGGAGACTTTATTAGAGTCTCCTTCTACTAGTATAGCACCATTAGTTTGTACTGGAATTTCTTGAGGTTCAATAACTTCAGTAGTAGTATAGCTCCTAGAACTACCACTACCACAACCTATTATAAACATCATAATCAGTATACTCACTAACATTTGTATCATTAACTTATCCTTTTTATTTAGTGTAGAAGCTAT